CATGAAAATCAGAGCGGTAAAAGGCATCAGAAACGCGCATTACCTTGAAAATGGTGCGGTTGACTGCGAGGTGTTATTTGAAGGTGAAACGGAATTCGTCCCGTATACCGCCATGCAGGACGATAGCGCCCCGACAGGCCAGCACATCTGGGAAGAGTTACAGAACGGCAAATGGGGCGAAATCGCCCCGTTCACCGTCACGCCGGAACTTATCGCCGCGGCGAAGGATGCCAAAAAGCGGGAAATCGAGGCATGGCGCACAGAACAGGAAGCGCAGCCGTTCACGTTCGAATGGAACGGACACACCTGGAACGCCGGCACCGACTCACTGGCCCGTATCTATCCGGTGGTAATGGCATCAAAATCCGACACAGCGCGGGACGTTATGACATGGGGTGATGCCGATAATCAGCAAGTGAAGATGTCGATGCCAGAGCTTGAGGAGCTGGCTACAGCTATGGCGCAGGCGCAGGTTAACCGCAATGATGAAATTTATCGACGTCAGCGACAGATGAAGGACGTGCTGGATGGCCTGAATAATCTTGCCGACATCCGCGCTTTTCAGACTGGAGAGTCAGAATGAAATGGGAAAAGGCAATTCTGCGTCCGTCAGCCATGCACATTAAATGCTCTGTGGTTTGCCTTCATCCATGGTCAGAAAATACCGGAAACATCAAACCATCGGGGCGTTATCTCAGCCCCGAAAATGCTGTATCTGCACTTTTACCCTATCTGAAAGAAAGCACAGAAAAAGACATTGTGGCGCTGTTATTTTGCACCCCTTCTGCTGGCGAGTTTTTATCACTCGCCAGGCAATTTTCAGGCGCATTTCCGTTGCCGGAGGTGGGACGAATGTCCCGCATGATCTCCAGCCAGCTTTCACTGGCCATCAGCAGAATGCAAATCCCCGCCAGACCGGCAACATCACTTCCGGAACCGATAATGCTGTCGACACAGACCACTCGCAGCATGTCGCTGGCGGCAACCATTGCACAGGCAGCCACTCCTGCCGCCACATCACCAGAAACATTGTCATCATCGCTGCATCAGTTCATGAATGCGAGAGATAAAGCCTTACAGGAAATCGCTGATCAGCAGGCCGCACTCCGGCAAAAATTTTGCCCGGTGTGGCGCTTTTGCTACAAGGGAGCTCTTAGCCAGGCTGCAGTGCTGATACAAAAAAACATCCCACACCCCGAGTGGGTTTTTACAGCTGTGATGCTGTTCGTCGGCGATAATCTCTCATCACTAAGGGAAGCACTACATGACCCAGATGATTGTCCTTGCGCTTGACGGGGAAGCCATTCTGCTGCGCAACATCACCGTCAGCGCCACCATGCAACTACCGGACAAAGATATGTCCGGACAGTCAACCAGCACCACGAGCGCCCAGCAGGGAAACAAGGCTAAAGAGCTGCGCGTGTCGGGGGTTATTGATTTTAACGATGAAGCTATTCTGACCCGTATTTTTCAGCTTGCGGAGGCAACAGAAAGCAACGGTGCTAAAAAAACATATCGCATTGCTAACGCTACCGCGAAGGCAATCAATATGCGACAGGGGGTATTTTCTGGTGGCATTGATGCCACGGAACAACAGGGAAAAATGCACTGGCAGGTCACCTTTACTCTCAGGGAAAAATTAAGCGTGCCAGAGAAAGCATCAGCACGTAGCGGTTCACAAAAAACCATCGCCAGACAGCAGACCCAGAATGGCAGCGAACAGGCACCAGACAAAGGCATGAATACGCAAAGTTCGTTCTGGAAAAAAATCAATGATGCCGTTGGCTCTGGTCTGGATGCTGTTGGCATTGGGAGCGTGAAAGAGGAAGGGAAAACATGAAATTGATACAACGCTGCATGATTAATGGCGAACGGGTGGAAATTGCCGATATAAACCTTGTTCTTACCCTGAATGCTGCCGGTCGTGGCTTCATTTCTGTTAACAATCTGTCACCCGAACACAGCCTTGCCGGTGCAATGGTACAAATTGATCTCGGCCGTGACGGTGAAGCATGGCGCTATTTCTCCGGCTACATTGAGCGCGACCAACCCGCCGAAAATGGTTCGCGCCGCCTTTTTATCCGTGAAGCAGCTGCTGTGCTGGATTTTGATTTCCCTTGCTCCATGCAACACCCGACGTTGCGGGGGGTACTCGATAATCTGGGCAAACAAAGCGGCATCGTTTTCATCACGCCAGATGCGGATTACGTCAGCATACCAACTCCCTACATCACCCACAGCGGCAGCGGAGCACAACTGCTCAGCCAACTGGGGCGAGCATTCAGTATCAGCGATTACGTCTGGCATCCAATGCCGGACGGTTCTGTATTTGTGGGAAGCGCAGCTGATTCACGATTTGCCAGTATTACAATGCCGGATATTCCGCAACAGTACACACTCGGGCAAAGCGGCGGAAACAGCATCGACATCATGTTTATGGAAACTGTGCGACCGGGCGTGAACCTACCGGCCGGGCGCATTACCCGTGTAGCCCTCAACAACGAGAAAATGACCCTGACATGGGAGCGCCTTACCGCCACGGGTAGCCCTGTTTCCAAATCACCATTACGCAGACAAATGGAAACACAGTTCCCGGAACTGGCCAGCGGTACTCTTCATACCCGGCTGGCGCGCGTCATTGCCCCAACGGAATCCGTCACCCTGGGCGATGTAGCCGACAGCTTCCGCCCACGCTACGCCGTTGATGTGCAGTTGCTTGATGAGAACGGCAACGATAAAAACGATACACCCGTTTACCCGGCAGTACCCCTCCCCGTCCCCATGGCTGGCAGTGAGGCGGGATGTTTTGCCTACCCGCCGGCTGGCACCATCGTGGAAATATCCAACATTGAAGGACGACCGGATAAACCTGTCATCAGGCAAATCTTACCCGCGGGCCATAACCTGCCTGATGTAAAGCCCGGCGAACAGCTGCAGCAACAGCGCGCAGAAGTGTTTCAGCGCGTCACGACTGACGGAAGCTGGCACAGAGAAACCGATCAGCAAATCAGGGAGCATTCAGCCAGGCGAACCATTAACAGCGATCAGGAAGAACGCACAACAACAACCAGAACAACAACAGTACAGGCAAACGACATAACCAGCGTTCTGGGAACCAGCAAGCTGATGACAGGCCAGACAGAACACATTACTACTGGCCATTATGCGATCGCAGCCGGTGAGCATATCCAGATGGTAGCGCAGGATTTGCTGACTAAACTCAAAGGGGCGACATCCACCATCGAACATAACCTCACCGAAAATGTGGGAGGCCGCAGAACATGCCGGGCGGACGGCGGCCTGGAATTTACCGCCCCGACTGTATTTATCGGTCGCGGTGGCTCACGGGAAAAATCCGGACTTAATCTGCTGACGTTGTTGATTGATATTCTGGATCTGGTTCAGTTGCTGGCCACACACACTGCAAACCATACCCATAGCAATACTGGCGCACCAACAAACAGCAGCGAACTTGCCACAGACGCCCAACAGGCTACGAGCCTGCGCGAAAAATACGGTGACCTTATCGCCTGATCACCGGGCATAAAGCCCCCCATAAACGCCCCATCACGCAACGCACGGCTCCGGTCGTGCGTTTTCATATCTGCCACCTGATTAATGCGTTCTGCGTGCCATTCCGGCGCTGTATGCGCACACCACGTAAACGGTGTGACGTAAAGCGTGAGGTGACGTAAACCGCGCTACCCCCTCCAACCCGCGGGTTTTGTGTCGAAACACTTTTTCAGTTTTCTGCCGTGCAAAAATGACCGTCAGCCCGCGCTGCGACTGAGGGAAAGGCGAGGATCTGAAATTTCACGTTTTGAAATTTTTTGCAGTTTTCAGAGGGATTTTTACGATCTCATGAATGGCAGGAGAAAGAAAACAGGCTGATATTAAAAGAGTTTTCATACTTTACGTGGGACAAGACACGATCGCGAAAGGATCGCGTTAAACAACCCTCAAACAAAGAAGCCAGACGTAGCGCGGCCTGCGCAAAATCAAGAGTCAGAATTAAACTGAAAAAAGGATCAATACCGCGCCTCGATCGCACATGACGATCTACGCAGCAACAGGACGAAAAAAACCGGCGCGAACGCCGGCGGAAGCATGTATCAAATGCGTGACTGAATAATGTCTGCGGTCGGGAATTTTATATCAGAAGGCTGAGAGGCCTCAACGGATTGAAACAAGGGAAAAAACCAGGCTAGAATTCGCGCGGGTGCCTTTCGGCTGATGGCTGGAGGGAATACCTGAAGGCCGGATGTGGAAAGGCCCCGGAAAACATTTTTGTTTAACCGAGGCCCTAACCATCTACCCTAGACAAGTGATAGGTTAGCGCCTCCCCGAAAAAGGAGCAAGCGCTATGTCGCAAAAATCGCTTACGGCCATTACGTTCTGCGTAACGGCAATCCTCATCATCTGGATGCTACACGGTTCACTGTGTGAGATACGGATGAGCTTCTGGGGAGCGGAGTTTGCGGCGTTCTTACAGTGTAAACAGTAAGGAAACCGCGACGGGGGAAGAGATTCCCCCGTCAATCGGTTGTCAGGGCAAGACTGATAAGGCACCCTATACACATCCCAAAGCAGAAACCCGCAGCGTAAAAACTGCGGGTTTTCTTTTTGGTGCCCTCACAAGTGAGGGTACCAGTTAAAGATTACAATAATACTAATTCAGTCTCGTCTATTTATTTTGTTAATCTTCGATTTTCTTTAAAGGAAAAATATCTGGAGTAAATACATCCTTAACAGGAATATTTAGCTGTTTACTAATAAACTGCTTCAATTTCTTTTCTTCCTTTAAATCCAAAATCCCATCATTACCCGCAAACTTTTTCTTATACTCATTCCACAAGGATATAGATTGAAGTTGCGATTTCGTTAATATTACGTCACTAGACAATATAGTCCATTTTTTATTATCACATACAGCACCAGTTCCGCAACCATCCGGAGAATAATCAACCATTGCCAACCGATAACTACCTTCAGAATTTTCCGTAGGTAGAAGCAACACAGATACAAAGTCAGCTCTCTTCTCTTTCTGCCACTCAATAGCCGCGGCCATTGCTGTCGAAGCTCTTGATTCTAAATCTTGAGACTCAGGCGACACTATAAAAACCTTAAATCTCTTTCGTCCCGCATAACTTATGTCATCATAACGCACAAAAGAATACGGTTTCGCCTTGTCTACTCCAGATAAAGCAAGTTCATCGCTAATATGATCTTTCGATGGAATATTATTTACCTGTGAATCGGATTCGTTTCCGGATAATTGCCCAATAACCCAAAACACAACGAAGAACATTACAACCAACAATAAACACCCTCTCCTTTCTTTTTTCTGCGTCGACCAAAAAGAAGTTCCACACGCAGGACACACTGATTCCTTCGTAGAATTTTTAGACTGACATTTTGTACAAACCCAATGAAGCATGAATAATTCTCCATAATATCAAAGATAAAACTAACCACCCCAAAAAGGCACACAAATTTTATGGTTTGAAAAGAGGGCAAAGCAAGAATTATAAAGCCCGCATATTTTACGGGCTTTAACTATATCTCGAAAATGTGGTCACTGCGTGGACATACGTTGATATAAATCCTTTTATATCAATAAATTAACCAATCATCTTTTTCATCAACAAGGATTTTCACGTTTGTGTTACCTGTATGAGACGAGAGTTAACCGGACAAGTGTGCCATAATCTCGCGGCCAGGCATACTTGCGAAGATTTCAGGTATAAGGATACGTAATGATACAACCTATTTCCGGCCCTCCTCCTGGGCAACCACCAGGTCAGGGAGATAACCTGCCGTCTGGCGCGGGCAATCAGCCTTTATCCAGTCAGCAACGTACTTCGCTGGAAAGCTTAATGACGAAAGTGACCTCACTGACGCAACAGCAAAGAGCAGAACTGTGGGCGGGTATCAGGCACGATATTGGTCTGTCGGGAGATTCACCGCTGCTTTCGCGTCACTTCCCTGCCGCTGAGCATAATCTGGCGCAACGTCTGCTGGCCGCGCAAAAAAGCCATTCTGCCCGCCAGCTTTTAGCGCAATTAGGGGAGTATTTACGTCTGGGGAATAATCGTCAGGCGGTCACGGATTATATCCGTCATAACTTTGGTCAGACGCCGCTGAATCAGCTCTCACCGGAGCAATTAAAAACCATTCTCACCCTGTTGCAGGAAGGGAAGATGGTTATTCCGCAACCACAGCAGCGCGAGGCGACCGACCGTCCTTTATTACCGGCGGAGCACAATGCGCTAAAACAGCTGGTGACCAAACTTGCGGCGGCAACGGGGGAACCCAGCAAACAGATCTGGCAATCGATGCTGGAACTTTCCGGGGTGAAAGATGGCGAGTTAATTCCAGCGAAACTGTTTAACCATCTGGTGACCTGGCTACAGGCGCGTCAGACGCTAAGCCAGCAAAATACGCCGACGCTGGAATCACTACAGATGACGCTAAAACAACCTTTAGATGCCAGTGAACTGGCGGCGTTATCGGCATATATCCAGCAAAAATATGGTCTTTCTGCGCAATCATCGCTTTCTTCTGCCCAGGCCGAGGATATTCTTAATCAGCTTTATCAACGGCGGGTTAAAGGGATTGATCCGCGTGTTATGCAACCGCTGCTTAATCCTTTTCCACCGATGATGGACACGTTGCAAAATATGGCAACGCGTCCCGCGCTGTGGATACTGTTAGTCGCGATTATCCTGATGCTGGTCTGGCTGGTTCGTTAA